GATCTCCTCTCAATGCAAACAAAGAGGTGGCCATAATACCTACGTTGAAGTCAATACACGCATGAACATCTTCTCCCTCTTCAAAGTAGGGGATAGTATTCGTTACATGATCACGTCTATTAAAGTTATAGAACAGGTTGTTACCTGATTCATCAAAGGACGCTTCATATTCCCTCTTAAACTGGAGGGGATCCATTGTGTGTAAATCCCGCTCAATTTCTTCTGGATCAAGGTAGGGACTATCTTTGTATGTAAAATGGTAACTTCCCCATCGATCGTCGACGGATTCGTTATTGTATAAGTCATAAAAATAATCTTTACCTTTGGGCGTACTAATAATGAGGGATCGTCCTGGTGAAGGAGCACCTAATGCTCTCGCCCGTTCTGGTGACCATCTAGTAGCTACACAAGGCCTAATCACGGATTCCCATGACTCCCTAAATGAACTACCTGCCCCACCCCAAGAGGTTACCTCATCGAGCACAACAAAATATTGACCTGAGCCCCTGAGTCGTTCGGACGCTTCATAAGACCATAGTTTCAATATAACGTTATTAGGGAACCAGAATGTTCCTGAGTGCATACTACACTTATCTGCCCAATCTTCCATCCCAAATTGCCAAGCAATCATAGGAAAGTAAATATCTAAAGTTTGTTGGTAAGTAGGAGCAATGAGAGCCACATTCTTATTAGGAACATCTGCTGGCATATTAACTAAATCTTGTACTGCCAAACAAGCCGCTGCTCCTGCAAGATAACTCTTACCAAATCCCCGAGAAGCACAACAGACTGCATTCCTGATCCTCTTTTCTACAAAGAGATCATTAATGATCTGCGACTGGCCCGGGTGTAGAGTGATACTCATTTCATAAATCTCCTAAAGAGTAACTTGATCCTTCCTTTGAAAGATCTAGTATTCTCAATATCTTCTTTTAATCCGTAATAACCAAGATTAGTATATTCTTCTGTTGTATACCACAACCATTTCTTTGGATCAAAGCGTTTTGGAATCTCATTAGTACACTTGAGATGCTTCGTAGCTATCTCATAACCAATATATTGTCCGGGGAAGAACGCTTTATGCTTTCCATCAGAAAAATTATAGCATGAATCCTTGTCATAGAATTCTGAAAGGAGTTCTGATTCCTTTTCCTGACATTCTTGCCGACTGCCACGGAAGACAATTTCCCTCTTGAAATGCATCTTTGGATCAGAATAATCCCTCCAGAATTCCCAATTTCTACTAGAGCAGACATAGGAATCATCTTCGGATCCTTTATGATACCCAATGTATATCTTACCACTAGATTGGTTTGTAAGAATATATACAAAGGAAGTCTGCTTGTTGTCCATTTAACTCTCCATTACTTCTAACCACATTCTACACGCATCGCTCCTTTGGCAGTCTTTGAGGGTGAACTCAATGACTGGGATTGGTAGATTGTGTTTATTAATCTTTTCAACTAGCCAAGATAACCCCGAATTACAAGGTATATCCTTCTGTTTTAGGTCTCCATTAATTAGTAGTTTGGCGTTTACTCCTACGCGAGTAACTAACATCATTGCCTGTTCAACTGTCAGGTTCTGACATTCATCCGCTAGGATCCATGTGTCATCAAATGTTCTACCACGCATCAATTGCAATGGTACAATCTCAATATTCTTCCCTAAGTCACATTTAACCTTACCGTGTCCTACTCGTTGTGCGATGACATCTAGTACAGGCATTGCCCAAGGAATTGTTTTGTCGTCAAGATCACCGGGAAGGTGTCCTAACTCTTCACCTACGGGAACCATGGGTCTGGTAATGACAATTTTCCTTTTGGGAGAACGTGCATACCAGTCTGCCGCCAACCCTGCTGTAATGAATGTTTTTCCTGTTCCAGCAGAGCCCGTAGTGACTACTTGATCATAATATGAAATAGCATCTATAAGCTTTTCTTGGTTTAGAGTTTTCGCCTGAATTTGAGGCGCAGAAAACTGTTGTTGATATTGTTTCTTAGCTCTTTTACCCATTTATATGAGACCTTCGTTAGTTAACACAAAAGGCTCTTGAGGCTTACTCGTCCGCCCCAGAGGAGCCTGACTACCTGTAGGTTTTCTCAACCCACTTTGCAAACAAAAGAAGTTCCTCTTCTCCCGCTTGGCTTTTCATGGCATTAGCCAATCCAGATATGAATTGAATATTTCCACGAATATAACCCTTACTAGGGTCAATCCTGTCTAATGTAGGACTTGATCTCCATCCTTCATTATCGGTGTAATTACCTACCTTGAGTTTAATACCAAGGATAGGGCATTTAAAATCGTAAGGGAGAATATCTACAAGATCTTGCATAGTAATATCAGCGGGTACTCCCTTCTTTTCTGCTCGTCTGATACAGTCTTTCTTAGTAGAGTTAAGCCACCTGCATAATGTAGTGTCATTTACAAGATCTTTAAAATGGTTCTCGCAACCAATGCATACTTTCCTTTTAGGATTGAAACGTTGGCATACGTTAGCGTCATTATGGCAGACATAGCAGCTAGTCATTTAGGCTATTCCTTGCTACACCTTTCATTTTCTCATAGGTCCTCATACCGCCCAGCCCTAAAAGACCAAGTAGGAGAGGCATCATCCCTGAGATATCAATAGTAGGAAATACAACAGGTACTCCTGCTAATGCACAGAGAAAAGTGAGCAGTGGACCTATGAGGAAGTTCATAGCGAATCCGATCCCACACACCCAAACAATAAAAGGACGTCCTCCAGAAACAAATAAGCTACTGTGTTTAGCCTCTTCTTTATTAATTTCTAGCTGTGCAAGCCTAATAGCCTGCTCATTAGCTGCTTCAAAGGTTTTAATCTTGAAAGCTAATTCATCTTTACTAATTTTTCCATCTTGCCATTGGCGGATAAGGTCACCAACCTCTCCAATGAGGTCTCCACCAAGGACACTTAATATTTTACTTAGCATATTATTTATCCTTAAAGGCTAGTGCAGCTCCCTTAAGCCTTCCTACAGCAATATTACATCTAGTCATTTCCTTATCAGAAACATGATCTGCTTCATGAGAAGCAAAAGAGCAATAGGTAACTGCAGTAGCATCTAGTCCTTTAATTTCTTCTGTAGATATATGAAATAAAGCAGCAGATTTAACACCTTCAGCCAGATATACCCTTTTAAGAGCACAATCTGGCATATCATCTACCTTAAATCTCATACTATTCTTGATAATAATTTCTTTAATCCTAGACCTATAATCATCATCCAATTCGAAGTGGACATAATTAATAGGTACTTGACCTCTTAATCTCATTTGCAGAATAGAGGAGGTCCACTGGGGGTTATATTTACCATTCCAAGCCCTAAATACTAAAAACCGATCAAGACTAGTATGTTGCAATATACCCCTAATATCTTCCTCGATATGATCCCATTCCTGTATAAATTCAGCAAAGTCTAAAGCCTTCCTACTAAAATCCATTTCTGCTTTAGCTTGAGATAACATAATATTTTGTTGTCGTATTTTTCTTTGCCCTAATAAGGCAGTAATACAGACACCCAAAAAGGTAATACCAGCCACAATAATAGCTGTCCAATCCAGTCCTAACATTAGTGTTCCCCTTAGGGATAAGTTGTTTAGGTTTAGTTAATAACATCAACTAACCTCTTCCTATAGGATTCCTTAGTAAGCTTCCGCTAAGGGGTTCCTATAGGGTCATTAATGATATACCGGGGTCTATTTTCTATAGGGTGATCAATTCATTCCCGGCAGTTTTTAGTTCTTTAATGTGATCAATTAGTTACTCCCATCAACAACCTGTTTAAGATAATCCATTGCTTCCTTACCTTTTAATCGCTTTTGTCGTTGTTTTCTGAGCCTTTCATTGTGACAATCTTTACAGATTTTGTTTCTTCCAAGGGGTTTACGCTTATTAAGCCCAAAGTTTGAAGCATCCTTCTCTGTGTGACAAGCAGAGCACGTAATGGGATCACTTGTTGGTTCGTAGTTGAATTTCTTGGCATACTCCCTCTGACACTCTAAACACTTATAGGAATAACCTCTCTTCTTGGAGCTATCCATAGGAAATCTATATTCCGGTTTCGTTTCTTTACAAGTAGAACATTTTAACATATTTCCTCCATATTAAATTATTCTATTCTTCTTTAATGTGATCAATTTGATCCTTCCAAAAAATTTTTTACTAATTCCCTATAGACCTTCGCTCAGTCGCTATCGCCTACGCTCTATGCTCCTTCGCTTAAAACCCTCATTTATTTGATAGCGCTACGCTTTTGCTCAAGGTATTGAGCTCTCTATAGGACAAAACTTAAATAAAGGAAGCTTAAATGATAATCCCAGTAATCGCTGGTAGCTACCAAGAATTCCTATACTGGAGAAAAGGACAACCCGTAGACGACTATAGGTATATCCCTGTTAACACCATAGACCCCTTAAGAGGCACTAGGTTCACTGAAATAAAAAAGATAGGCACTTATCTAGACAGATGGAGCCTTGATACCCTACGTGAATTAGAACTATTAGAAATTAATATATCATCAAGATATAAATAAAGGAGCCCTTAAATGAAATCATTAGTGATCATAGCGGTCCTACTAATGATTCCATTAAGGACCCTAGGTGACATAGAGATAGACCTCTCTATCCCTAGATATAATGATTATGATGTAATTAAATCAGGCAAATTAGAATGTCGACAAGCAGTTACTTCACACAAAAAAGTAGAGATTGGTATAGTAGATGGTAAGATATACTCTAGATTAATCATTCCTATTGGCAAAAGACCCAAGAGGTTTGATTGTAGTAAATTATATGACTTAGTCATTAAAGAACTAGAATTGAGACTTTTAAGGTCTTATGATGCAAAGGAATTAACTCAATGAATATTAAGGAAATAGCTACCATTGTGATAGGTACTGTGTCCATTACTTTGTCCATTTTAGGTTGGATGGAGTTAAGATTTAGCACAAAACAAGAAGCTGAGTTCAGACACATAGAAACCCAAATGGGTATTAATGATATTAGATTAAGGTCATTCGAAGAAAGGGGCATTGATAACCTTGATGAAACAGAGAAGAGAATATATGAAGCCCTTAAAGATACACAAGCTAATTTAGCAGAAAGGAGGGCTAAATAATGAGAAGCATTAAGGACATGTATAGCGGCACAAGAGTTATTCTCTTAGGGCTAGTGGGTATTCTATCCTTGCTATATATGTTTAACGTATATGCCCACCGTAACCAACATCATAATGATTGGCATGTGTATAGCAATACCATGAATGGTTATATGAGTATCATCAATACCTCTAATCATTGGCATGTGTGTACCATTGGTGTGTACCAATTTGAACTACCACCTGCTAGACTCAACCAATATGGACAGGTAGTACCTTCAGAATCAAGGAGGTATCCCGCAGGGCCATGGGGGTGTTATTAAGGGGTCGTCTAGCGATTCCAAGAGATACAAGATAAGAATAGAAATGGTCGGGACTGTTTCTAGTAAGGGGTCATCTAACGACTCCAATGACCCTTAGTGGTTCCTTAACTTCGTGATGGGCGGAGCTAGTGGAATCATTAGGGGTCTTTTTACGGGGAGTCATATAGGGTTCTTTAGTGGTCTTTGGTGGGGGTATATGGTTCCCTAGTGGTCTTTGGTGGGGATATATGGTATATGATGGGGTGTATTCGAACCCTGCTATATGTATGAAATCAAATTCATTCGATCCCCTAATGCAAACTTGGTCTCTCCCTACACAAGATCAATATGCGAGAAAAAAGAATCAAAGAGGGACCATATGCCCCCACTATGCCTCCCACATACCTCACCACTCGGGAATCACCCGGCATCCACGGTGATACCATGTAAGATTATGTAGGTTTCAAGAGTGCTCCTCTCTGCCCCTCTCTGGGACATTAAGAAAAGCTATACCTAGGCCATGGGTAGGCCATTAATTGTCCTTAGTGGTCATATATGGTTCACTGGTGGTCATTAGTGGTGAGGGTTTTAATTAGAGAGTGATTTAATGATTTATTAATGGTTATCCGTGGACTAACTGATATTTCTCTTTATAAGCAAAGATTGAGTTTTTACACGCAATAATATGCATAGTTATTTATATTTGTTAAATAGATTGATTTTACATTACCCCCCTCTTATAATTGATCACTCTAAAGAACGAACAATAATAAGTGATTGATATGTATAAAGTATGTAAGACTTGTGACTTAACTAAACAGGAAAAAAGCTTTCACAAAAATATTAAAGGAAGAGACGGTTTACGTAGCTCCTGTAAGGATTGTGAAAGAGAAAAGCGAAAAAGCAAACTACAGTTAGTAGAGAGAAAATGTAATACTTGTAAGAGAATAAAACCCCTAACAGAGGAATACTTTATATCTTGTGATTCTCCTTCTCACTTTAACTTTACGAGAAAATGTTTAGAGTGTATTAAAACATGTAACAGTTGTGGAATTAAAAAAGAGTTAAAAGATTTTCCTAAAAATAACTTTCATAAATCAGGATATGCTAACCGTTGCAAATCTTGTCAATTAGAATATCTAGATAAATATGGTGCAAAGAAATCTACAGCTAAAAAGAGTAAATATAGAAGAGAACGCAATTCTCTATTTATCTCTAGGGTTAAGATGAGATTAGGCTGTCAATGTTGTGGATATAAAGAGCATCCTTCTGCTTTAGATTTCGATCATATAGACCCTTCTACTAAGAACTCTAATGATTACTCCGCTATGAATAGTAATTGGAGTAGGAAAAGGATAAAAGAAGGGATGAGGAAATGTAGAGTATTGTGTGCTAATTGTCATCGTATTCACTCTCATGGACATCACTACTCTAAATACCCCGGTTTAAATACACCTACCATTTAAGATCATTATGGACCACGTTAGAACCCCTTATAAATCAATAAGATAAAATTGATCACTCTATAGGACTAGTCCCCGGGGGAACCTATTAATATATCATTAATATATCATTA